GCGCCAAATGACGGCGACCAGACGATCGGCACCGTTGATGTCAAAATCACCAAATCCAAAATGGCCCCGGTCAAATGGAACGGTGAGGAACAACTGGCACTGGGGCCCGCAGGGACATACAACACCATCCTTGCTGATCAGTTTAAGCAGGCTTTTCGCGCGCTGGCTAATGAGATGGATGCAGATCTCGCGGCTCTGTATTTCGCATCCTCCCGTGCTGTTGGTACGGCCGGCACCGCTCCTTTCGGTATTGCAGGTGATTTGTCGGATGCGGCCAATGCGCGCCAGGTTCTCTCTGACAATGGTTCGCCAACAACTGATCTGCAGATGGTTCTCGGTTCTTCGGCTATCGCAAACCTCCGCGGTAAACAGTCTGTTCTGTTCAAAGTAAACGAATCCGGTACTGATGCGCTTCTGCGCGAAGGTATCGTGGGGCGACTGGAAGGTTTCAACATCCACGAATCCGCACATGTTAAGAAACGCGCTGCATCTCCGGCTGCCGGATACCTGGTGAATGGAGCAAAAGCTGAAGGCGATATTCTGATTGCCATTGATACCGGCACAGGTGCTTTTGCAGCAGGTGACATCGTGACGTTTGACGGGGACAGCAATAAATACCTTGTTGCTGCTGCGACGGCCACAGCAATCACCCTAGCTGCTCCTGGCTTACGTCAGGCACTGGCCGACAACACCGCTATTACCGCTGGTGGCGCCTATACCGCAAACATGGCGTTTGATCGCAATGCATTCCTGCTTGCATCCCGAACCCCGGCAATGCCGCAGGGCGGCGATACCGCGGATGATGTGATGAACGTTACTGACCCGGTATCTGGCATCACTTATCAGGTAGCACTGTACCGCCAGTATCGCCAGGTGCGTTACGAAGTCGGTTTGTCCTGGGGCGTAGCGGCAGTTAAGTCGGCGCACTCAGCGTTGTTGCTGGGCTGATAAACAGGGGCTTCGGCCCCTTTTTTTAGTGGAGGGCTAATGGCCGGATTAACAAAAGAGCAGCGCGCCCAACGAGCTGCTGAGCAAACTGCGTCTACGCAGGCGGATAACAACGTACCCGTATCGACCATATCGCAGCTGGTGACGATGATTACCGATTTCCCGGCATTCCCCGGCGCCCCCAATACCGCCAACGTTCACCCTGATGAAGTGGAGAACTGGAAGGCGCACGGCTGGAAAGAAATGGAGTGATGCATGATCACTTTCATCACCGTTGAAGACGTCAATTCGATTCTCGGTGCCACCTGGACAGATGAAAGCAAAAAAGCCAAATCTGTGCTGATGGCTAATACCTGGATGAATGGACTTAACCTGAAAATGCCGTGCAATAAGGCAACTCACGAAATCATCATTCCTGACGATGTGAAACAAGCTGGCGCCTATGCGGCGCTAGCGGCCTCGAATGGTGGCCTTTATCAGCAGAAAACCGATTCTGGTGTGTTGCTGAGTAAGACGGTAGATGCCGATGATGTCAGCGTTTCAAAGACCTTCGCGGAACTTGCTACCAACAGCTCGGCATTGCTTGATTCCGATCTGCAGCTGGCGCTTGCAATGCTAAAGCCCTATGGCGTTAGTCAGTCTCAGGTACGGCTGGTAAGGGGGTGATATGCAAAACACTGATGTGCATTATGCCGGTGACGGGCTCGGCCCTCGCGATGTGTTTGTGAATGGAAACCCGATCAATTATGTCGTTTACGCAAACCCGGCAAAGGGCGTTGTTGAGTTTGCTCCGCTTCCGCTGAGGGTTAAACGCAACGGCGAAATCTATACCAGGAAACTGCGTGGTAACGTCCTGGTCCTTTTTACTGGCGGATATGTTTCTAACAATATCCCGCTTCAGCGTTTTGGTGAAAAAGGCATAGAGGAGGTAGACCGTGGGTATCCGCGACGAACTCCAAACTGAAGTCGCCGCAGCCTTCGATACAGACCTGCAGGATGCCGTTAAGGATTTCACTGGGTCATACACCGTTCGAGGTGCCTGGGACCCGGTGACGGAAACCGGCACTGAAACGCAGGTGACTTACTCGGGACGCGGAGTGCTGGCGCGCTATAAACTCCGCCGTATCGATGGCGTTAACATTCTGCATGGTGATGTGAAGCTAACCGCCCTGGTTAACGAGGTGACTGATAAGCCGGCCGTCGGGCATGTCATCACCGCTCCGGATCCGATTACGGGTGAGCTTCAGCGTTACGACATCATAACCGCTTCTGCCGACTCTGCTGGCGCTGCGTACTCCATTCAACTGCGGAGGGCGTGATATGGCTAAGGGCTGGAACATTGACCCGGCCGCATTCGCCGGGCTGGTGGCCGAAGATGTCAAACTACGCCAGCGGACAATCGCCATTCAACTGCTGAATGAGATTGTTCAACGGTCGCCGGTAGGAAACCCGGAGCTGTGGGCTATCAACGCGACCGCGGTTCAATACAACAAAGCTGTTGGGGAATGGAACGAATCTCTTTATGCCGACCCTGCTAACCTGACCAAAACCGGAAGGCTCAGGAAGAAAGTCCGTGTTAATGACAGCATGGATATCAGGCGGCAGGCTGAGTATCGCGCAGGAACCTTCAGGGCATCGCATTTTGTCAGCATCGGCGAACCCGATCACTCCGTCCCGACCGAGCCGGATCCGCGTGGGACAATGACATTTCTTAATGGCAAAAATATCATTGACCAGGCGCCAGCCTACTCGGTGATTTACATTCAGTCGAACCTGCCTTACTCCGTGCCTCTGGAGAATGGTCACTCAACGCAGGCGCCAACAGGCGTCTATGCCGTCTCGTTTAATGGTGTGATTCAGGCCTACAAATGACCCTTTCAGAAATCAGAAACGCTGTCATTTCCCGAATGGCGGCACAGACCGCTATTGCCTCTGATGCGGTGGATTATCCCAATGGTCCGGTATTTGACCCCAGCAACCGCGATATCTGGGCCCGCCTCACCAACATTGCAGGACAGGCTGGCGCAACCGAGATCGGGGATGGGCCAGTCGTCCACAGGACGGGCTTACTCATCATTCAGCTATTTGTTCCGGTTGGCTCCGGGACGTTGCTTATCTCCCGGACGGCTGATCAGCTAACGGAGCTATTCGAGTTCAAGGACGACGGAAAACTTAGTTATTTCGCTGTTTCTGCTGTGCCGGCGGGTGAGACCGATGGCTGGTTACAGCTCAATCTTCAAATTCCTTATCGCGCTCTGTAGCGCACAAAAAACAGGAGGCTCCTGTGAGCTCAGGTGCAAAAGTAGTAGCCGCGTTTATTCGCGAGACAACGCCAGGAATCACGCCAACAGCAGGGGCGTGGAACCTGCTGCGTCGTTCTTCATTTGGTCTGAAACCAACGCAGAACACCAACGACAATGACGAAATCGCTGGTGACCGTATGGCGCAGGGTGTTTCACGCGGCACAGTGGATGTCGGCGGCGATGTCGGCACACGGTTTCGCTGGAATCAGCATGACGATTTTCTTGCCAGCTGTTTCGGCGCCGAATGGGTAAATAACGTGCTGACGATGGGTAATGGTCGTATTACGTTCTCCGTGGCGACCTTTGCCAGTGATGTGGGGATCGCCCAGATTGCCCGTGGTTGCCAGGTTGGTACCTTCCAGATGGAAATCCCGGCCGATGGTGATATCACTGCAACCATTACGTTTGCAGGGCTGGACTGGGAGACGAAGGGGGACGATACCAGCTTTTTCACCACGCCAGTGGATTTAGCGGGGGCGCTGCGTTACTCCTTCAAAGAGGTCACAAACATCCGGCTAAATGGTGTTGATGGCGGGACAGGCTTCTGCGTCGACACCTTTAACATTCAGTTCAACAACAATATGCAGACTCAGCGCTGCATCGGTACCGGTTCGGCGTTCGCCGGCGCAAACATTCCGACAACCTTTACCCCGTCAGGTCAAATCACGCTGTCATGGTCAAAGGCTGCCTGGGAGGTTTACAAAAAAACGTTCACCGGCGAAACGGTGCCGTTTAGCTTCACGCTGGAGAATGCTGAAGGCGCCTATACCTTCGATTTCCCGGAAGTGCAGATCTCCGGCGACTGGCCGGATGCGGGGAGCACTGACATTGTTCAGGTTCAGCTGGATATCACCGCGGCCAATACGCCGCCGACGATTACGCGCGTGCCTAAAGTGCCGGCGACGGCAATCAGTGTTGCGCCAGCCACTTCAACTGGGGCCGTGGGATCTACTGTGACGTTAACCGCCACGCTTACGCCAGCTGATTCAACAGATACCGTCCAGTGGACGTCATCGGGTCCGACTATCGCCAGCGTGGTTTCTACCGGGCAGAAAACAGCGAAAGTCACACGTAACGCAGCCGGCACTGCAACCATCACCGGTAAGGCCCGCACCTTTACGGCAACGTCTGAAATCACCGTTACCGCGCCTTAATTTACCTGGCCCGTTCTGCAGTCATCGCGGATCGGGCTTTCTTGGGAGTCTTTATGCTGATTATTTCTTCTCAAATTGATTTAAACGGAGAACGCTGGTTTTTCCCTTACAAAAAGCCAGCAGGAAGTAAAAAGAAATTCACGCCGGAAGACGAAGCGCTGTTTAAACTCCGTCTGCTGGTGGCCAGTAGCGAGAATCCACAATACCGCTCACGCAATGCGCTGGTGCGGCGCCATATCGACAAAATGGACGCGAGCTACCAGGTCGGTACGGATGCTTTCGATCTCGCCAGTGTGGGCGAGATTGACTCGGTTGATGATCTTCTCATCGACAATTGCGCGCGCTTTCTTCTGAAAGACTGGGAGGGCGTGGGGGAACTGGTGGATGGTACGGAGACGGCGGTAGCGTATACACCGGAGCGTGGTGTTGCGTTACTGAAGCAAAACCCCTCTCTGTACTGGCTTATTCTGGCTGAGGCGGCGGCCATTGCTCAGGGTAAGGAGCAGCAGACTCAGGAAACCGTAAAAAAGCCATAGAGGCCCAAAAGTGGCTAAAGGAATTCGCCGGCGAACAGGGTGAGAAAGCAAAGTGGCGCAGGGAGAAGCTAAATCTCCCGCCCATTCCAGAGCCTGAAGTCGATGCAGTCACTTGGGAGATCCTCAAGGCTTACGCCATGATATCGCGCGGCAGGAAATATGCCGGAATGGCCGGAGTGCCACTCCCTCTATCCCTGAACGATATTGAGCTTTACCTAGCATCGCGCACCATCCTGATCGACCGCATTGAGTTTGACGCAGCGATACTGGCTCTCGATGATGCGTGGCGTGACGAGTGGGCAGCGGAGCAGAAAAGAAAAGCAAAAGAGAAATAGTCATATCATTGTCTGCCTGTATCCATGTGTTAGGATGTTTCCGATTGTAATCATAGGAAGCATAAAATGAAGAAACTAATGATGGTAATAGCTGGGATGTTTGTTATTTCTGGATGCGCTACTAAGCAGTATCCGCAAGCTCCATCCGTAACTAGCGAAGAGTCTGCTGCGTTAGATTGTGCCGCAATTAAGCAGGAAATCGCAAAAACGCACAGCATTCAGAACGAAATCGAAACTACAGGTCAGTTTGATGGGCGTACCGTATTGGGGGCTTTGGGAGATTTCGGTATCGGTAATGGTATGGCCAAAAGTGAAGCGCGTAAAAAGGCGCAGGCACGTCTTCAGCAGCTTGAATCTCTTAAAACAGTTAAGTGTTCAGATAGCAAAGTCTCAGGTTAATTCTGGCTGCCAATGTCTCTGTTCCAATAATCGCAACAATTATCATATATCGACAGTAATTGTTTATTAAAAATCTAACCTCGCTCCGGCGGGGTTTTTTATTGCCCGGAGATCGCCAAATGACAGAACAAACTTCCCGCTTGGCCATTGTTATAGATAGCTCTGGGGCAGAAAAACAGGCTGACAGCCTTGCAATTGCGCTTGATAAGATGACTCAGTCTGGTGATAAAGCCGTAACCAGCATGTTCAAAGTGACAAAAGCGACTGACGAGGAAAAGGATGCGCTCAATAAATTGCGAGCAGTCATTGATCCGGTTGGTGCTGCAATTGATACGGTTGGCCGCCGCTTTAGTGAGCTGAAAAAATACTTCGACAAGGGGCTAATTGACGAGGAAGAGTTTCGCACTCTCTCCAAAATGCTGAATGATACGACCGATGAGTTAAGCGGCGTTGCACAAGCTCAACGAGAAGCAGAAAAGGCCAGCAAACTGGCTGCCGTGCAGCAGGAGGCCCAGACACAGGCATTCCAGAGGATGCTGGATAAAATTGATCCCGTATCCAGCGGCCTGAGAGGGTTAAAAGAACAGCAGAAAGAGATTTATCTTGCTGCTCAACGAGGTGATTTAAGCCTCGAACAATATGATGCCTACAGTCAAAAAATTGCTGATGCTCGCAAGGAGCTAACTGGAGAAGCCCAAGCCCAGCGCGACGCAGAAAAAGCTGCGGCTGATGCAATTAAGCAACAAGAGGCTCAAGCCCAGGCATTTCAGAGGATGATTGACCGCATTGACCCCCTGTCAGCGGCTCTGAAAAATTTGGATCAACAGCAAGCGGAACTATCCTCTGCACTATCGTCAGGGAAAATAAATACCGCCCAATTCGACACCTACAGCAAAAAACTGCAGGAGACTCGCCGGGAGATTACTGGAGCTGCTCAGGCAGAACGCGAGGCAGCCAAGGCCCACGACGAGCAGGTTGCCGCATTGCGTCGCCTTGAGGCCCAAATAGATCCCGTAGGTGAAGCATTCCGTCGCCTGAACGAGCAACAGCGCCAGCTTGATACAGCCAAAACATCCGGGATGCTTTCGCCCCTGGCTTACGATCGCCTCAACAGCAAACTTGCAGAATCCCGCGATGCCCTGGAGAAAACCCAAGCGCAATTGGGTAAAACAGGCCAATCTGCAGCTCAGACTGCCAATGCTATGCGCATGATCCCTGCTCAAATGACAGATATTATTGTCGGCTTATCTACAGGTCAGTCGCCATTCATGGTGCTCATGCAGCAGGGCGGGCAGTTGAAAGATATGTTCGGCGGTATTGGCCCCGCGATTAAAGGTGTTGGCGGGTATGTGCTGGGGTTGATTAATCCTGTCACTCTAGCTGCCGCGGCTGTTGGTGTTCTTGGGCTGGCCTACTACAAAGGTTCTCAGGAGCAGGACGAGTTCTATAAGTCGTTGACCCTTAGCGGTAATCTGGTTGGTAAAACCACAGGGCAACTAGCAGATATGGCCGCTCGGGTTTCAGTAGTTGCCAACTCAACCACTGGCGTGTCCGCAGCCACACTCAACCAGATAGTTTCATCTGGGAAAGTGGCTGGAGATTCTCTGGAACGCGTGACAATCGCTATTGTTAAGATCAGTGATGCGACGGGTATTGCTACAGAAAAGTTGGTGAGCGACTTCAACGATCTTGCTGCTGATCCAGTAGCGGCTATAACCAAACTTAACGACCAATACCATTTTCTGACACTGGCAACCTACAACCAGATTAAAGCGCTACAGGATGAAGGTAATCAGCAGGATGCTGCACGGGTGGCTACTGATGCTTACGCCAATGCCATGCAGCAGCGTGCGAATGATATTCATCAGAATCTTGGTCTTCTTGAAAGTGCATGGGACTCGCTGGGTATAACGGCCAAAGGCGCCTGGGATGCGATGCTCAATATTGGGCGTGAACAAACACTAACGGATAAACTTGCCACCTTAAACGAAAATATTGCTGAAGCCCAAAAAGGGCAAAAAGATGGTGGGTTCTGGAACAGTTTTAGCGCGAGGTTTACCAACCTCCCGGAGATGATAAAACAGAGAGATTTGCTCGAATCAGTTGCCAATCTTCAGGGGGATGTAACCAAAGGACAGGCGAAGGCTAAGGAAGCCGAACAGCAAAGAATTAAAACGCAGCAGGAAGCAGATCGCGTTAACCAGCAATATCTGAGCAATGCGGATAAGCGCAATAAAGCTATTAAGCAGCAAAGCGAATTCCTGAAGGCTGGTGCAATTACTGCAGAGCAATATGCAAAAAATGTTTCTCGCATTAACGAGATGTACAAAGATCCGAAACCACCCAAGACGCCAAAGGGTAAAGCATATACAGAGGACGCAGCAACCCGGCTGCTTGATCAGATAAACCAGCAGACTGCTGCCATGCAGTCCCAGCTGGATGCCAGTGACAAGCTTAATAGCGCGACACAGGCTCGGATCAAGTTCGAGCAGCAGATTGCTGACCTCAAATCTAAAACGCAGCTCACCGCTGACCAGAAGTCGATCCTTTCCCGTTCAGATGAAATCCTCCAGGCGTATAAGCAGCAGGAGGCACTGCAAAATTCCGTAAAAACCTTGGACGATTATCGGAAGATGCAGGAACAGGTAAAGACGAAGGATGAGCGGACCAACGATCTGCTTAAAACCCGTCTTGAACTGCTGGAGAAGGCCAAAGCAACCGGGCAACTAAAACCCGGTGAATATGAAAAAACGCGGGCAGATATTTATCAAAACACCGATATGCAACTGCCCTCGACGGTTCGTAATGTTGTAGGAAACCTGACACCCACAGGAGGGCGACTCTCAGGAACTTTTGAGGGGATGCAGGGGCAAATCAACGAATATGGACAGGCTCAGCAAGAGCTCCAGCGCTGGCTGGCAGCTCAGGAGGAAGCTTATGCGAAGGCCGGTGAAATAACTGCCGAGGGTGAGGCCAGAATGACCTCTATTCGTCAGCGTGCAGCGGATGCAAATCAGGTCATAGAGGCTCAGAAAAACACCATCATATCTGCGGCCACGCAGTCCTTGTTTGATAGCACCGCTGAAATCATGCGAACGGGGTTTGGTGAGCAATCGGCAATCTACAAGGTCGCTTTTGCTGCGAGCAAGGCATTCGCTATCGCGGACTCAATGGTGAAAATCCAGCAGGCTATAGCAAGCGGTGCAGTTAGCGCGCCTTATCCGGCCAACATCATCGCTATGGCCTCAATCGCTGCGCAGACTGCCAGTATCGTCTCAAATATCCAGGCTGTTTCAGGTGTTGGCTTCGCCTCCGGCGGTTACACTGGCCCCGGTGGTATGTATCAGCCAGCGGGTATTGTTCACAAAGGAGAGTACGTCTTCGACCAGGCATCAACGAACCGGATCGGCGTGTCTCAGCTTGAGGCACTTCGAAATGGCCAACCGCTTGATGCAACTCTGGGGCGTACAGGATTTGGTACTGGTGTTCAGAACGTTAACAGCGATAACTGGCAACGCTCTAAAAGGAAACTATACACGACACGGTCCTAGGTAAGCTAAACTGCATTAGCTGAGACTTGATTAGGTAGGTAAGTCTAACAATCTGAGTAGGTGCAAGAAAACACAAGGATCTTATTAATGGAAGCGTTGTTAACATTTACATTTAAAGACTTTATAGCTTTTATGATTCCTCTTTTTATTGGCGGACTTATCTTCAATAGGAGACGTAAACGTAAGGAGGTCCGAGTGAAGTTTTCATTTCTTTGGCTTGTTTTGATAGTCGGTGGAATTCTTGAAATATGCGATGATATCTACACAACTTATTCCTATAGGCATAATCATTTATATAATAATGATACGCTTACAACCGTGTTTAACTATGATTTTGCAAAAATTGTTTTTTGTGGGGTTTTGATCTTTGTTTCTATTGCGCTTCTTCTTCAGGAGTTGCTTTTAAACAAGCAGTCACATTGACGTATATTGCCTGTCGGCGCATCGCCATTTTTTATTTTGATATGGGGCTGTGCCGAAACAATGTAAGCTCATATTAAAGTCAATAAAATTAATATATTGATAATGCTGTTTTTTTTGATTTCTTTTAGCCCTTGAGGTGAGTTGATAAATATATCGCCTTGTGTGTTTGTTTCGATTTAATAAGATTTTTATCTTCGTTAATTTTAACCAAAAAATCAGAGGTTTCTTCGATTCCATAGTGCTTTATTCTGAAATGAATACCCTCCTGAGGTTAATGGTGAAATTTTATTCGAGATACTTTACCGGGAGACTGCATGACTGATATCTACTACCCACATGACAGCCTCCCTATGCCATTACAGCAACTGTCTTGAAGGTAAAAATTATGGAGCAACGTGGTGGTACGACTCATCCCATTCTTCGTTCTTTCTGAGCATTGCGTTCAGGATGGTAAGCA